CAAAGGCTCAGCAACACCTATTGGTTTGTATCAAACTCTGTACAAGTATTCAGATGCCAATTGTGTGCTGGTGTTTGATGACTGTGACAGCATCCTGCTGGACGACGTGGCCTTGAACTTGCTGAAGGGTGCATTGGACTCGGGTAAAAAGCGTACCATTTCATGGTTGTCAGAATCCAGTGCTCTGCGCCGCGAAGGCATTCCAGATCGTTTCGAGTTCAAAGGTAGTGTAATTTTTATTACCAACTTGAAGTTTGATGGCATGAAGTCGCAAAAATTGCGTGATCACTTGGATGCATTGCAATCACGCTGTCATTACCTGGACTTGACACTTGACACCATGCGTGACAAAGTGTTGCGTATCAAGCAGATTGCCAAGGACGGTGTATTGTTTCAAGAGTATGATTTTGAACCTTGTGTGCAAGACGAGATTGTGGAGTTCATGGAAGCAAACCAAAATCGCCTGCGTGAGATGAGCCTGCGTATGGCGCTGAAGATTGCAGACTTGCGCAAGAGCTTTGAAGGCAATTGGAAACGCATGGCTGAGACTACATGTATGAAGAGTGCCTAATTAGTTTTACCCCGGGGATTGGTTGGCTCCGCCCCGGGCTTTATACAGGGACTTTGGTCCCTGTTTTTTTGACTTTTGTTTGTGCTTGTGCTACTATATACAATATGCACTTCGCACCCCCGCAACGACAAATCATAGTCCAGCCCTCTAGAGCACTGTACAAATGGTCCAGCATCTTTAACAGACTGCAAAGAAACTTTTTTACAGAGCCAGTTGAACTTCGGCGCGAACGACAAATACGAGATTTTGTAACACTCAATGGCTACCAACGGGTACGGTTTAAAACAGATACTGATGTATTCGGTGATTGTGCCAGGGCAGAGCACAGCACAGAAGCTGATCTTGTGGTAATAACAGATCAAAAGTTCAGTAGATATCCTTGTCCTGTGATTATTGAAAAGATACAATGGCATTTAGAGCAGTGCCCTGCATTGTACCTGTGCTTGAACAGACACTACATCAACATAGACAACAGTTACCATGACACCGCATTGAGCCCTGAGTTCACTGTGGCCATAACACAATGGCTGAAAAAAAGTTTGCCTGGTGTGGATGTTGTTGATCTGAGTTTGAATTATTTAGACACCGGCCGCCAGTTCACTTGGGCAGTGCCAGATCGACACTACTTTATTAGGAAACTCAATGACCAAACTAATTGAGTTCTTTGATCAACAACCCATCAAGAGTGACTGGAAAACGCAGTACGTCAGATACAGATTGGGAAGACTCAAACACCAATACTGGCTTTGGAACAGAAAGAATCCTAACCGGGCCTTAATTGATGAGTACGATTATGCTATACTACGCAACTGCCAGCCAGGTCGCACAGTGTTCTTTTCCAGTGCTGGGTATTATTTAAAAGACATATGGCCCGAAATAGAGTCGGTGGAGATATATCCTGTGGTAAAAACATTTTATCCTGATGTACATTTGTGTCTTCAGCGTAAACAGTTAAAAAATTTACCTTGGCGGGCAGACAACTTTGCAGTGGTAAACAATCGTGCAGACCATTGGGTCACAGTGGATGGATTAACCTCGCACCTTGAGCATTATTGTGGCGTTATGAATCCAGGATGCAGAGTGTTTTACAGTTTTAGAGACACGCAGATACACATCAACAGATTGACCACAGACATGGAAGCATTGTTTTTGTCGTGGGCACAAAGTCTTGAAAGTATAGGATTGCAGTTGGTGTGGCACAGCATTGGATTTGATCGCAAGGTGCCAGATCAAAATGGCTACTACGATCAACTTGAGAACCCAGATACCACAAACGGCAACTTGAAGTTCTGGTTTGTGTACAAAGGAACACCTTGGAGTGTGGAGCCATGAACATAATCTGTTACACAGGCGGCACCTGTGGTGATGTGATCACAGCATTGTTTGACAGCACAGGCACATCCTACCGCGGCAACACTGTGATGATTGATGCTGATCGTTCACGACTTAAAAAACCGCACGAGTTTGCCAACAATACAGACAAGGATCAATACCTTATGGAAATGGTCACTAAATATCAATCTATCCCAAGTCATGATTTGGCATTTCATGCTCTTAGACAACACGAGTTCATTGGTATTACTGTAAATGATCGGGCGGTGGCATTGTGGGCAGCCCAACGTTTCAAAGATTTACATCGACCGTATGTGTGGGCAGAGATGACTGCAGCCTGTGGTGTTGATACAGTAGAAGATTATGCACAGATGATGTTGGATTTTTCTAATCTTATTGTGCAACATACCAACAAGATTGTAACATTGGAATCCATACGTGCAGGTACTGCACTACAGAACCCCATATTAGAAAACGCCAACAAAGACTTTTATAACACCTGGCTACAATTACAACTATGACATTTTGTCACGCACCTTGGACCAATTTGGAAATACTTCCCACTGGGGAAATATTGCCTTGCTGTAAATTTGAAAGTCAGTCTTACTCACAAACTTTTAATATACAGCACCATACTATAGATGATTATCGTCGGAGCACAATGCTTTCTGGAATTAAACAACAGTTTCAAGCAGGGACCTGGCCCACAGGGTGTGATCGTTGTCGAATAGAAGAACAAAGTGGAATTGAGAGCAAACGCCAACTAGACTATACTAGATGGCAACATTATTATGACAATTACAATCTTGACAGCGGTGATTTGTTGACTGTGAGTTTGGCTCTGGGCAATACTTGTAATTTAAAATGCATCATTTGTGGGCCAGCCGCATCCAGCAAATGGATCAAAGAATACAAAGACATCTATGGCATTCAAGTTCGTAATATTGAAAGTGTACGCAAAGATTTGATCAACAGCATCACTGATATTGCCCCACGTTTGGTTCATATAGACATGCACGGTGGCGAACCCATGTTGTCTAGTATTGAGCAACATCAGAACTTGCTAGATCACTACATACAAACAGGACAAGCAAAAAATATTTCTATCCACTATACTACCAATGCTACAATCTTTCCAGATCAAAATTGGTTGAGTAGATGGAAGAATTTTGCTGAAATTGATTTGCAGTTGAGCATTGACGGCATTGGCAATCGATATGAGTATCTAAGATATCCAGCAGACTGGAGTACGTTAAACAAGTGCGCTGATCAATATCTCAAATTACAACAACAAGAATCAAACATCAAAATCAGTGTGGCACATGCTGTGAGTGCATTTAATATATTTTACATAGAAGAATTTGTAACATGGTGTCAGCAAAAAGGCTTGCCTAGACCTTGGATGGGCAAGGTACATACTTCTGCGTTTCTTAGACCTTCAGTCTGGCATGAACCGGCCAAGTTGGCCATTGTAAATAAATTACAATCAAGTATAATTGAAGATGTGCGCACCTGGGCAAATCTAATGCAAAACACAGATGACAGCAATTTGTTTGATCAATTCAAACAGTTTGTACAACAGCACGATCAATATAGAAATTTAAATTTTAAAAACACATTCCCAGACCTGGCCCAATACATATGAAAAGATGCACCATACAAATACGTGACGAAGTAAACATCAAGATTGAAGGCCTGGACTTGGATGCTCGCAAGGCCTTGGTCAATGCGTTCAAATATGAAAACCCTGCCGCACGTTATTTGCCAGCGGTGCGACTGGGACGTTGGGACGGCAAGGTAGCGTACTTCCAACTAGGCGGATCAACTTATGTGAATTTGTTGCCGGAGATCATGCCCATATTGGAACGGTTGGATTATGACATTGAACTAGACGACCAACGCGACTACTCAAACACATTCAACTTTGAACAGGTGAGTGAAACAAGTTTTGAACATGTAAAGTGGCCTCGAACACATCCTGCCGCAGGCGAGTCCATCATGTTGCGTGACTATCAAGTGGAGATCATCAACAACTTCCTGGCCAATCCACAGTGCATACAGGAAGTGGCCACAGGCGCAGGCAAGACCATTATGACTGCGGCCTTGAGCAATGCTGTTTCCCCTTATGGTCGGAGCATTGTGATTGTGCCCAACAAAAGTCTTGTGACACAGACTGAAGCAGACTATATCAACATGCAACAGGATGTTGGTGTGTACTTTGGCGACAGAAAAGAATATGGTCGCACACATACCATATGCACATGGCAGAGCCTAAACAACTTGTTGAAGAATACCAAGGCAGGCGTGGGTGATTGCACCATTGGTGAGTTCCTGGAAGATGTGGTGTGTGTTATTGTGGATGAAGTACACATGGCCAAAGCAGATGCGCTGAAAACCTTGTTAACAGGTGTCATGGCCCGAGTGCCAATTCGCTGGGGCCTGACTGGAACTGTGCCCAAAGAGAAGTTTGAAAGCCAAGCACTACTAGTAAGTCTTGGACCTGTGATTGGTAAACTCAGTGCCAGTGAACTGCAACAGCAAGGTGTGCTGGCCAACTGTCATGTGAACATTGTGCAACTGATTGATCACGTGGAGTACAAGGACTACCAAAGCGAACTCAAATACTTGTTGGAAGAATCCGGACGCTTGGACACCATGGCTGATCTTGTGCGGCAAGTAAATGAAACAGGCAACACTCTTGTGTTGGTGGACCGTACTGAGTGTGGTAGGCAACTGGTTGCAAGACTGGGTGACAAAGCAGTGTTTGTATCCGGAGCAACCAAAGGATCAAAGAGGCAAGCAGAATATGATGAAGTGGCTGATGCAACCGATAAAATTATTGTGGCAACTTATGGCGTTGCTGCCGTGGGTATTAATATTCCTAGGATTTTTAATCTTGTGCTTGTTGAACCTGGTAAAAGTTTTGTGCGTGTCATTCAGTCAATTGGTCGTGGCATACGCAAAGCAGAAGACAAAGACCATGTTCAAATCTGGGACATAACATCAACATGCAAATTTGCCAAGCGTCACCTAACCAAACGCAAACAGTTCTACCGAGAAGCCAACTATCCCTTTACACAAGAAAAACTGGATTGGATGAAACTAGGTTGACTTTTGAGACACAACAGTATATTATAACAACATGCGAATTTTAACCTTAGACAACATTCATTATGACCTAGATCATTTGCCTGAAGAAGTAGATGACATGCGGTTTGCAATACTAGACAACAGCAACCCACAAGAGCCAGACTATCATTTCATTCCTTTAATCTTTTTAGAGAGTTTCAATGCACCTGCACTTGTGCTACGCATTGGAGAGAATACTATAAAGATGCCCATGGACTGGCAAATACTCATAGGTGAACCTGAAATAGGTGATCTAGAAGTGCTACCCTTGACATCAATCAACGATCGTGGCTTTAGAGTTTTTCAATTCAATCCACTCACAAGTTTTCGCCCCAGTTTTCCGGACATTGAAATCTTGGATGTGTATCATGAAGTATCGTGGTATGCACCCAAGCTAAAGAATGGGCAGTTACTTGCTGTACCATTGAATGATGATCCTGATCCAGACTGTGTGTACTTTGTGAAAGACATCAGTCGCAACTGTGAGATAGTAGATTACAATAAATCCTGGTGATATATGCCTTATACTGAACCACAACTGTTTGAAAACTTGACTCGCATGGTAAAAATTTACTTGGAAAGTTATCCAGAAGACCGCGAAGGCCTGGAACGATTCTTGCGCTGGGCACACACTCAATATGGCTACAAGTATGGGAACTCTTAAACCTGGCGCCACTTACATCTACGAACGCAACGGCAATGAAGTGTATGCTCGTGAGTCAGGTGCTGACCCTAGCACACGCGAGTTAATGGGCTATGCATATGATCCAGTAAACGGACATCACATTGATTATGACAGCAGAACATCAGATGGTAGGCCCTTGCATGACCATTTGATGGAAAATAAAATGTGGGCCGATATACATCGCCTGGCCAAGACCACGCCTGCTTTACAAGATGCCCTGGAACGTGCTATAATGATATACCGGTTGATCAAGGTAGAAAAGTGAGCGACAAACTAAACATTGCCAATGAGATGCGACAACTGGACCGCAAAAATAGAAACTTCTATCGCGAACTCACAAACGAGGAACGCAAGAAATTCTCTAACTATCTCATGATTCGTTGGGCAAGTTGTGTAGAAGGCTCAAGAGAAATGCAAGAGTTTTATTTGATCTCCACCAACGAACGATTGAACAAACACTTCTTCAACATTAGTAAACATCCTGAACTGCAATGGCTGTGTGCCACCACAGTTAGTCCAGACATGGGCACACCCAGACACAACTGGATTGCACCCAAGAAAAAAGAAGCAGGTGTAAGTGGTATCAAAAAGCAACTGGCAGAGTTGTTTCCCACCTACAAAGAAGATGAAATAGCCTTGCTGGCCAGTATCACAACCAAGAAAGAACTTGATCAATATATTCGTGATCACGGCAACGACAAATGAAGTACAAACAACTGGTGGTAAACGGGTGCAGTTACATGCACAAATATGCCGCAGGGCTTGGACATGTCAATTTGAAAACTCAATTGGGCATTGACTCTGCACAAAGCATAGCCGTGAGTGGCAGCGCCAACAGTAGAATTTTAAGAACAACTTTAAAGCACAGTTATGCCACAACTGTGCCAACCTTTTATGTGTTGGGCATGACTTTTGTCAGCAGACTTGAATTACCAATTTGTGAAGAAGAAGATTCTTTTGAAGGACGATGGGTCAATCCGCAAAATCAGGAATTCAAATCAAGATGGCAAATGCATTGGACCGATCAAGACTGCAAACAATTTGTAGAAACCAAACTAAAAAGCGAAATCTACAGCATTGTTGATCGCACTGAAGATTTAATGTATCGTATGTTGAGCACCGTAAACGACTTAAAAAGTCGTGGGCATGCTGTGCTGATGTACCAACAAGCAGACAATCTTTATCAGGCACACTTGCATGATCCCAAATTGACTTTGTTCAAGCACTGTCCTGAAATTGTACACGGGTTTGAATGGCGAGCCACAGAATACCAACATGAACAAGGTGTTCCTGGATCGAAGTATCCAGCCGGGTCGCCATATGTACCACCAGACATGACACATCCAGAACAAGGTCAACATCATGTGCTAAACACATACTTGACAAACTACATCAAAGAGCATAAAATATTACAATGAGTCATCAGTGTGCTTTTTGTAAAAAAGAATTCGCAAGAGAAACTAGTATTACAGTTCACATGTGCGAGCCCAAGCGCCGCCGATCAGAACGCAGTGAGCGTGGTGTTGAATTAGGATTCCAATCTTACTTGCGATTCTATGAGATTGCACAAGGCAGTGCTAGACTCAAAACATTTGATGACTTTGCGGACAGCCCTTACTACCGAGCCTTTGTGAAGTTTGGCAGGTACTGTGTGGGCACTCGGGCAATCAATCCTGCACAGTTCACAGCCTGGTTGTTGAAACACAACAAAAAGATTGACAACTGGGGGTCAGACAAAGTCTATACAGAGTATTTGCTAGACTATTTAAAAGTAGAAGCCGTGGCAGATGCCTTGGCACGAGCAGTGGAGTTTGGCATAGACTGGAGTGAAAAACACTCAGCACCGCCCAATGATTGTTTGCGTTATGGCAGCACACATGCCATGTGCTATGCTGTCACAACAGGGCGCATCAGTCCTTGGGTGATTTACAACTGTGAGTCAGGACAAAAGTTCCTGGGTGAACTCACAGCAGACCAAGTGGCCATGATATGGCCCTACATAGATTCAGACATATGGCAAAAGAAATTCTCAGATTATGCCGCAGATGCCGAGTATGCAAAACTAATATTGAAACAAGCAGGATGGTAACATGATAGGAAACATTAGTCAAACTGGAAAATACATTGCAGTCACCGGCGGTGCCGGTAGTAACTACATCAACAACAGTAATTATATGGGTGTTGGACAGATACAATACAACACCAGTAATCAACGACTGGAACTGTACAACGGCACCAGTTGGCAACC